ATTGTACAAAATAACTGCTGGTATTTTACCAATCATATTATCTACAGTATCTATTAATCTCGGTTCTTCTCTTTCAGGCATATACAAAGTATCAATTCTATCAGGATACCAGATACGCATATATGTTCCATTATCTCTATCAACTTCTTCTCTAATTTTTAAATAGTTTAATTCGTACTTACCATTTAATTGTCTTTCGTAATTCCAATCTAAAACATTCTCAGGAGTTACGATTGATAAGTATGGTCTAATATCTTGTTCTAATTCTTCTGCTCTAGTATTTGTAGTAATATTAGGTTTGTCTAAAATCATAAAACAATGACCATAAATTGAAGCATAATTTTGTGCAGATTTAATTACTGAGTTTAAATTGTTACCCTCTAAGTCAGCATCTTTTAAGAATGATTCTAAACTAGGCTCATCAGCTAATGAACCAAAATCTCTACTAGGTCTAACTCTAAAAAGAAATGATGAATAAATTTGAATGATGTTTTTACAATGATTATCGCATGGAGTATTTGCAAGTCTTTGATTAAATTCATTATCAAGTTCTAAATTATATCTGTTTAGATATTGACCTGTCATATAGTCATATCCACCATTATATGATCTTATATAATATTCCCAGTTATTAATCGTTTCTGAATAATCTTTATGAACTTCTTGTGCTTGATCTCGTGTGTATGCCATATTTTATTTCATTGTCCATCTTGTTGGAGAAGAAAAATTAGCCTGAGTAGTTAATGGTTTTAAATAATCAATCATATAGCCTAAAGCATCATTCATATGATCGAAACCATCTTCCTTATCAGGAATATTTGTATTCTCCTTGTATATTTGTCGTTGTAAACCTTTTATCAAAGTTTTGCAAGATTGTGAAACAAAAATATGTCTTTCACCATTACTATCTTTCAATCTACTATTAACTGCATTGACACGATCTCTAATCGCTGGGTGTTTATGTTTAACTTTAACTTTAAAACCAGCATTTTGTAAAATAGATAAGTCAGTTCTACCACCAGCAGATGTTTTTCTTTGTTTAGAAGCAGGGTCTGGATATATGAATATTTGCATTTTAGTTCCATATCTATCTCTTATTTCTTGTACCATTTCATCAGTATTTGAACCATAAATGATTATTTCATCTAATAAATAGACTTTATCTTTTTCTATTTGACTTACACAAGCTGACATAGGATCGACATTGAAGTCCATTCCTATATGTAGAGGTTTTGTCCAATCTATTTGTTTCTTAACAACATTATCTACAGGGTGGAAATTATAATAAACTGCACCAGCATAATTTTCAAATGTACCTTCAAATTCTTGTCTAAATGTCCTTATGTCAATATCTTGTTTAGCTTGTTCTATTTCTTCAGCAGTTACTATACCACCTTGTATTGTAGTAAATTGGAAAGATTCCCAATCATCATCTTGTTTACCTTTTAGATACATTTCATAAGACCAGTTACCATAGCCTTTTGGTGTACCACACATTAGAACATGACCTAATCTGTCGGCAATACTAGCACGAAGTACCTCAAACCATGTTCGTTTATCTATATCTGCAAACTCATCTAATATTAAAAAGTCTAATCCTGTACCTCTAAGTGAATCATAATTATCAGCACCTTTTAGTGAGATTGTACTATTTGATTGTCTAATTGTAACTGTCATTGTTGTTTCGTTAATATCTTCTATCCAATTAAACTGATTAAGCATTTCTTTGAGTGTAGACCATACAATTTCTTTAGCCATTTTAAATGTAGGTGCTACATACCAAATTCTTCTGTTTGGCTGACTTGCATATTTCATCATTTCAGTAACAGCTAGATAAGTCTTACCAAATCTACGACCTGAAATAAGAACTCTGAATCTTGCTTTTGATGAACTAACTTTAAGTTGGGGTTTTGTTAGAGTGATTTTCATTACAAAAATAATTCATATATAATTTTCTTTCTTCTATTGTATCTTTCATATCAACTGAGAAAGATTGTATTAATTTACCACCAGCACCTACACATTCTGACCATGAATCAAATTTAGTAGGAAGTGTCATTGTATTATTGCAGTAACCAGTAATTGCAGAACAGATACTAAAGGCTAAAATAAATTTCATTCTTTAGACTTTATAATCTTTTTAATGCTTTTACTACCATCAATATTAGTTTCTAATTCTGCCATAACTTCTCCACACATAAACTTCTTATTATTCATGTCCATATTTCTAGTCGCCTCTCGTTTCATTTTAAGGCAAGTTGATAAGCTATCTTGGTATCTATGCTCTACTAAATTACCAGCTATAAATAAACAAAGTGCAAATATAAGTGCTGTTTCTGTCATTAGTGATTACCATTTAATTTACCAAGATTTGCTCTTACTGAATCTTTTAATTTCTCAACATCAATTAATATTTTATCAATATCTTTTTGGATTCTTTCAATATTAACTTTGTTGGTCATATTTTGTTCTTGAGTTTTCTCTAATTTTTCTACCTGTTGTGCAATATGTTCTAGCAACATAAATTGTTCTTGATCTATAGGCTTTTGAGCAGATGCCTCTAATAAATCTTGTTCTTGTAGTTTATCAGCAGTTTCTAATAATGTTATTCTTTCAATAATGCCAAAATAAGCCCATACACCTATTGCTACTGCCCCTACAATCGCAAGTAAGTTTCTTATTGGTAATGACACCGAAGTATTTTCTGATATTTTCATTCTGCAACTTTGCCTTTGTTAATACCTTTTTTAATAACATATTTTTGAGTGCCATTAGCACCTACATTAACTTCTTTTTTAAGATTCTTAAACAAATTCATTTCTTTAAGTTTCTTTTGTGCATTTTTACTAAATTGTTCTAATGTTTTAGTGTCTCTCATACGATACCACTCCAATCATCAGGGTTATCTTTTTTCTTTTTTATTCGTTTTTTCTGTTTAATAAATTGCTTATCTACCCAATAAAACCATGAGTCTACCCAGCCAAAGAATGTATATAACCATCTGTCAATCATACCTTAAATCCTTTTTGCCATGATTTAACTGCCCAATAAACAGGAGTTGTGTTTAGTTGCTTACCTGATCTTTTAGCTTTATTTAAAATTGGACGAAATCTCGCCATGAACGATCTTTTTCTCGCTGGTATATTTTTCTTAATAGATAATTCTTTAGAGCCAAAATTTACTTTGACTACTTTGCCTGTCTTACGATTTTTTACGAATACTTTAAACTTTTTAACATCTCCACGCATGGGTTTGTTAAGTTGAACAGTTCTTCCTTTGTATTTAGCCATGTGGCATAAATATCACATAAACCTTAAATAATAAATTAAAATAATGTTGATTCTATTCTTTGTTTAGAAACATCAAAATATTTATTATCTATTTCAATACCAATAAATTTTCTATTAGCATTTTTACAAGCTAATGCTGTAGAACCTATGCCCATAAACGGGTCAAGAATAGTATCATTTTCTATACTGCTATTTTCAATTAAAATTTTCATAAGTTCTACTGGTTTTTCAGTATCATGTAAATTTTTACCATCTTTTTTTTGTTTTTTATTAGGAATATCAATAATGTCAGATGTACCACAATTATTAATTTTTTTAGCAGAACCTTTTCTACAAAACAAAATATATTCAAATTGACTCATATAATATGGAGACATAATTTTATTTCCTTTGTTCCAAATCAAACTTTTAATAAAATGAAAACCTATATTTTTGATTGTATTAAGATATTCATGTAAATTTATGTGATTAGTCATAATATAAATGTGGCTAGATTCTTTTAAAATTCTAAAACATTCAGGTAACCACTCAGAAATATTGATGTTGTTATTATCAAATACTTTTCCTTTTTTATTAATATCTTTTAATAACATACCACCAGTAGTTCCTGTATTTCCTCTTGGAGTCATTTTGTAAGGTGGGTCAGTTACAATTAAATCAATAGAATTATCAGGTATTGTTGGTAATACCTTTAAACAATCATCATTAAATAATTGCATTATCTTTTAAAATGTCTCTTTCTCCATGAGTGGCAAACATAAGTATCTTTAACACCCTTAGCCATGTACTTACCACAGAATGACCATTTATTACTGTAAAGGTAACAATCTCCACAAGATGCACCCTTTAGTGCTTTAGTAAATGTTTGTGGAAGTTTATAATCTATAACTTCGCCATTCGGATAGAAGTTAGGTCTTTTATTTTCCATGCTCTACTAATTTTCTTAAA